ACACATGAAAGAACTAATTTTAATTCAATCCGAGCTTAAAGCTCCAAAGAACCAGTTTAACGCTTTCGGCAAATACAAATACCGTTCTGTAGAGGATATTCTCGAAGCGGTTAAACCTTTGCTTCTAAAGTACGAATGCACCTTGACTATTGAGGACGAAGTAAAAGAGGTTGGCGGAATTGTATTCATTGAGGCAACCGCTGCAATTCAAAAAGACATGGAAGGCCGAGCGGTAACGGCGCAAGCCGGTATAGACATCAACCGGAAAGGAATGGATGTGGCGCAAAGTTTCGGAAGTTCAAGCTCATATGCTCGAAAGTACGCGCTTAACGGTCTTTTCCTCATAGATGATACAAAAGACCCAGATTCTACAAACGACCATGGTGGTAAAAAAGAGGAATTAAATCCTTCGCACGTAAAGTGGAATGGTGCAAAAGATTCTCTGGCTAGTGGAAAAGTTACGCTAGAGCAAATTAAGTCGGTTTATATTTTAACAGCACAAAACGAAAAACTATTATTATCATGAACTTTAAATGCAGAGCAAGCGCACTTGGTCATTTGATGACTAACGCTAGAAGTAAAACAGAAACTTTGTCTCAGACGACAAAAAGCTACTTACACGATTGGTACAAAGAGCAGATTTACGGCGTAAAAAAGCAAATTAAATCCAAGTACATCGAAAAAGGTTTGGCTTTGGAAGATCAGGCTATTGAGTTTTACTCGGTAGCTATGGAAAAGGACTTCATGATTAAAAATCTAGAACATTTTGAGGACGATTTCTTTAAAGGAACTCCAGATTGTTTCCACGACGGAATAGTCTACGACTTTAAAACCTCGTGGGACTGCTTTACTTTCCCTCTGTTCGACGATCAGCCTGATAATGGGTACTTCTATCAGCTTCAGGTTTACATGCATCTGACGGGCTTAAAAAAGGCCAAATTGGTTTACACGCTTCAGGACACTCCAGAATTCTTGACTTACGAGGAGCCGGTAAGCTACGCGCACGTGGAAAACAAGTTTAGAATCAAGGAATTTAACATCGATTACGATCCAGAAGTAATTGAAACGGCGAAAGCTAAAGTTTTGGAATGTAGAGAATATTTAAAAGGAATGAATGTATGAATGAGACAGCTGTAGATTGGTTATTCCAGAAACTTTGGGATAATCCAAAAGACAAACTTACTTGGTATAAAATTTTAATTGATGCCAAAGAAATGGAAAGAAAGCAGATAGTTGAAGCTCACGGATATCAAAGAAATACAACAATTAAAGCAAATGGAGATATTCTTTTATATCTAAAAAATGGAGAAGAATACTACAGAGAAAACTACGGAAAAATATGACACCCCACCCCCCCCCTATAAAATCACTAAACAAATGACACCTAAAGAAAAAGCAATCGAAATTTACAATAAAATGAATAACGAAGTTGATAATCGTTATGGAACTGATTTTGTAGCAAAGCAATGCTCTTTATTAGCAGTAGATGAGATATTATATGTATGCGATTTATACATTAATTATCATCATATATATGGTTTTTATTTAGAAGTAAAACAAGAACTAGAAAAAATATGACATCGCTAAACCAGCAACAGAAAGACGAAATAGTTAGGCTGTATAAACTTAAAGTAATGAATAAAAATATAGCGACTATTTTAAATATTAGTAGGCACATAGTAAACAATTACATATACAAAGACTACTTGCTTACCAATGAGAGAGCCAAAAATACGTGCGCTTACATGAAGGATGCGGATCAGGTAATTGAATTGTATGTTAAAGGTCTTCCGTACAAAGAAATTATGTCTATGACTGGTGTAAAATACCATCATTTGTGCGAGATTATAAAACTTACACCAAAAAGAAGAATTGATCCTTTATCTATAAAATTAGTTAGGCAAATAGAGAGCATGGTAGAGGAAAATTGGAGAACTTGCGACATAGCAAAAGAGATGAATTTAGACTACAATCGAGTCTCACATTGGGTAAGAAAAGCACGAAAGGAGGGTGTACACTAGTTTACACTAAGTGTACACCTAAGTGTAAACCAAAATCGGCCTCCATTGGCTCCAAACGCAATAAGTGAACACTTTGAACACTTTTTGACAAAAATGAAAAAAAATAAATTTTCACCTAGTAAAAAAAAATACATTATAAAAAAAAGTGTAAACCTGTAAACCTAGGGCAAAAAACGGCCTAAAATCCCGCTAATTTAAGCGTATTCGCACTTTAGGGGGGTTTACACTAGGTGTAAACTAAGTGTAAACTTGTGTACACTTTTTTGCCAAAAACAGCTGATTTATACCCTACCCCCCCCCTCTTTTTTTCAAACCTTTGTAAAACACAAAAATGAACGTAACACTAGGAAGAGCAATTAACTTACTGAACTCAGGGTTCAGCGTAATGCCCATATCGGAGGGTAAAAAACCTCTTATTTTATGGAAGGAGTACCAGACAAAAAAGATAGAAAAGTCAGAATTAGAGAAGCTCGAATACAAGACCAAAGGATACGGTATTATAACTGGTTTTTACGATGTTGAATGTATAGATGTAGACTTAAAGGTATTTCCAACTATCCAAGACGGAAAGAAGTTCTGGAATGACTTTATTTCTTTTATATCAGATTATATTGATGACTTTAATAGAAAGTTTGTAATATATAAGACTATAAATTCGGGATACCATATTATTTACCGATGCTCGAAGGTAGAGGGAAACAGAAAGCTTGCAACACTTAAGGGACATTCTCAAGCCTTGATCGAAACTAGGGGAACTGGTGGATACATCTACATATACGATAATCAAGTATCTGATTTGTCTTATGAGCAAGTGCAGGAGATTACCGAAGAAGAAAGAGAGATTCTGTTTGGATTGTGTAGGTACTTTCACTACGATGAAGCGAAGGAGGAAACTAAGATTGAGAATACAGAGTATAGTGGACTTACTCCTTGGCAAGATTACAATCATAGAAACAAGGTGCTAGATTTAATTGCAAATGAGTTTACAGCAGTTAAGCACCTAACGGATCGAATAGTGATAAGAAAAACTAATTCTAAGGATGCCTTGCATGGATTTATATACAAGGACAGCGGATTGTGTTATCTCTTCACTACGGCCACGATTTACCCTCACGAGACACCTTTGACTCCATTTAGTATCTACGCATACAAGTACTTCAATGGAGACTTCTCAATGGCTGCTAAGGAGCTGTACAAGGAAGGCTATGGCGAGCGAAAGATTCGCAAGGTAGAAATAGAGAAAATTGAAATTCCTCAGGAGGATTTAATATTCCCGATTGATGTGTTTCCAGAGTCATTGCAGAGTTATATTCTGTTAAATCAGAAAACACTTAATCATTCTATTGACTACATGGGATGTTCATTGCTTTGGCTTTTGTCTCTTTGCATTGGAAACGCTTGTAAGGTAGAGGTAAAAACGGGATGGAGGGAATCTTGCAACATCTGGATTGGATTAATAGGCAAGGCTGGACTAGGAAAAACACCTAGTATAAATGCGATTATCTTCCCGATTGCTAAGAAAAATAGCTTTGAGATTAAGCATTACCAGAACGAATACAAAAAGTACAAGGAATTCGAGAGATTGACTGCAAAGGAAAAAAAGGATGTAGAGGAAATTAAGGAGCCTGTAAGAAAGCAGCTAATTGTAAATGACATCACCGTAGAAGCGTTGGCGGATTTGCACGAGGAAAATCAAGTAGGTATTGCGGTATTTAAGGATGAGTTGAATGGATGGATCAAGGACATGAATAAGTATAAGCCTGGATCTGATCTCGAGTTTTGGCTCTCATGTTGGTCTAATCAAGCAGCAATTCTAACTAGAAAGTCTGCAAAAAGTAGCTTTGTTGCGAGTCCATTGATTCCGGTGCTAGGTGGCATACAACCTGGAATATTTTCTCAAATTTCCACAATGGAAAACAAAGACAATGGATTCCTAGACCGATTGCTAGTAAGTTATCCGGACAAAGAGATTGAACACTACAACAAGAACTCTATTGACCAAGAAATATTGGATTGGTACGAGGCTTACATCAGTCAGTTCTATAACCTAGTGAGAAACCAAGTTTTGCAGTACAATAAGTTTGGAGAGATTGAGAGTAGAATCATTCGATTTGATAGCAAAGCTGATATTGAGTGGGAGCGTATCTTTAACAACATTACAGATTTGCAGAACTCTGATGACATCTCGGAATATGTGAAATCCATGTTGAGTAAGCAGAAGGCTTATGTGCCTAGATTTGCACTGTTGATTAATACGCTCTGGTCATTCGAGACAGGAAAGGATTTTGATTTTGTTACTAAGGAATCTTTACTGAAGGCAGAAAAGTTGAGTAACTACTTTATTGCAATGTCAAAGAAGATTAAGATTAGCAGTCTTGAATCTAATGAGCTTAGTGAGATTATCAGGTCAATGAAAAACGAGTCAATAGAAAAGAAAATCGAGATGATTAATAAGACCATCCCAGATTTTAATCGCTCTGAGTTAGCAGAGTTACTAAATGTAAGTAGAACAACGATTTATAAACACTTAAAGAAATGATTGAAGCACTAGACGAAATATCAGAAATCCCATTTGATGTATTTTGGGATAAGTTTATGGAAGTAAATCCAGGTAATTTTGGAATAAGAGTACAAGATATGCATTGGCTAAAGGTTGGTAAAAACGATGATTTATTACCACTTTCATACTTGTATCAAAGATATAAGGCACAAGGATATTGGCTTAAGATGAAAGAATCAAACAGAGTTTTAGCTTTTGAATACTTGTGCAAGTTTGGTACTGACTATAAAGAACCTTATAAGCATTTGCAACATTTCGATTTACCATTTTAATTACCCACCCCCCCCCCTAATTATAATGAAACCACTAGACATTCTAAAACAGCTCAAGCAAGAGTCGATGCTAGAATCTTATCCTAATGTGCCCAAGTATGCTATTTCAGCACCAAAGTACGAGGATAAGACAGCCAATGGACTAACCAAATGCGTCAAGGAGTTCTTAGAGCTTAGTGGATATCAAGCAGAGCGAATCAACACTATGGGTAGACCAATAGACAACCGGAAGCAAGTGACCGATGTCATAGGCAGAACCAAGACCATCGGCTCTATGACATGGGGTAAGTCAACGGCAACCAAAGGATCAGCGGACATTTCAGCCACAATCCTTGGTAGGTCGGTAAAGATAGAAGTAAAAATAGGCGCAGATAGGCAGTCAGAACACCAGAAAATCTACCAAGAAGCTATCGAAAAGTCTGGAGGTCAGTACTGGATTGTGAAAAACTTTGATGACTTCTATAAAAAATATGAAAATTTTCTTTTATCCAATAAATCAATAAGTTAATATTACAAGACAAAACAAAAACAAACAAAACAATGGCAAATTTATCAGAAATCTTCCTAAAGCAGGAAACATTAGAAACCCTACTTACCACCGTTAAGGCAAAGGGTTTAAAAGGAGTCTCTCTAACCATCTCAATGAACGATGAGGCGAACGATTACGGGCAGAATGTGCAATCTTATGTCTCACAGACAAAAGAGGACAGAGAGGCTAAAAAGCCTAAATTTTGGACGGGTTCAGGCAAAGTATTTTGGTCTGATGGAAAACCAGCAATGGTAGTAGAAAAAAAGCAAGCGCATCAATCTAAAGCTCAATATGCCGAGAAAGAAAGCAACGACCTCCCATTCTAAGTTTATCCTTAAGCGTAGGTTTATTAACAACTTTAATGAATATACAGAGTGGCAAGATATCGGATATGGAGAGTTTCTCTCCATTGAAGATGTCCAAGACAAAATCAAGCTCATGATTCAGAACTATAAGAATAAGCACATGGAGGTACACTTTGAAATGAATGGCAAATTGCTAGATTTTAATGGGAATGAAATATCACATCCAATTAAATTTACACCAAAATGAATAGACATATTTTGCATTTAGTTAAATTTTTAAATACGGCATTTGGCTTTATGACTTGCCTATATTTAATAACTAAGTCCCAAGGTGCGTTTGCATTTTTACTTTGTCTTTTTATTACCTATATAAATATGACTATTGATGAAATACTCAAACGAACAAATTAAAAGAGCAGTTAGATCGTGCGTATGTTGCCAAAACAATGGCTTAAAAGTACATCTTGACATGGAAGACCATACCGAAGCTGGAGAGATATTCTTTAACCACTTCAGTGGAATTGTGGAGCCTAGACTTACTCAACTGCTTGAGAATACTAGATACGTTATTAAGCTACAACTTATTACTAGACACTTACAACACAATTACAAATGATAAAATATAAATATGAAGAATTGGACTTTCATGTCGATTCAGAATCAGGAAACTTGGTTATCGACTACGGAGAAAATGTAGTTGAAATAGAAAATCACTTTGCAATAGAGCTTCTTGGAATATTAATGCATAAGCTACATTTACATATAGAACAAAAAGAAAGTGTTATCAAACGATTCTTTAAATAAGATGGAAGAAGCTCAAGTACTCAATCCCTTTGGATACCTATCTGCTACCAAGGTACTCGATGAAAACCGCAAACCTAGTGAGTGGTGGATTGAGTACCTAGAGTTTAACGAAATAGTAGCTGAAAACGAATTCTATGTTCTTTTTTCAGATGGGTTACTGGTTAAAAAAGGAAGGTCTAAGTTTAGGACTAGCCAGTATTTAAAATCAGAGAAGTTTAAATCATTTAAGGAATTTTTGACACAATGTGACAATTAGTGTCTAATTATAGTAATTAGTCAGGTGGCGGAATTGGTGCCAAATATAATCCCTCCACTCAATAGGGATGAAGGTAATAACGAGGGTAATCGGGAATAACTTTATATTACAGGTTCGAATCCTGTCCTGACTACTATGAATAGAGCTGTTGAGTTAATCACTCAAAGGAATGCAGACAATGGAGATGAGCGACCCATCTATTCATTTTTATAGTCAGGTGGTGGAATGGAGACACACATCGGAACTGCTTGTAAAAGTGATGGCACATTGAGATAACCTTAGATGTGCGTGCAGGATCATAGCCTGCCCTGACAACAATTAACTTAAATAAAAAAGTATGAAAGAATATAAATGGGGAAGACTGATGATTATCAATCAAATAGGATTGATGATAACGTGGGGGACTTCTACTGTACCAAAACGTAGATACATTACATTAGAAATTCCTTTCTTAATCATTCAGATCTATATCTAAATAGTAAAAAACATGTCAATAACAAAAGAAGATAGTAAATGGTCAGCATTGTTTCTAGAAGTGATTGATAAATTGCCACATAGCAAAAGTCGAGTCCCATATACATATCATCACGATTACTTACGATTTCATTCTACAGTTTTTGAAGATATGTCAAGAAGTGAAGTTGCTTCGTCACACACAGCTGACGATGATGAATTATACGCAGTTGCGTTAACACAATTACTCATCAATTTGGGGGTGAATTCAATTTATCTTCTTTCTTCAGAAGATTTGGTGATTTGTAAAAAAGCAAAAGAAATAACAGATGCAGCATTGACTCGTTACAAGTGGAAGCACCTGTCCTGACTACAAGGCTAAGCGATCCCACCTGCCTACAATTGGGATGTGAGTTGTTAGTAGGTAGCCTTTCTTATTAAAATTAAAACAATATGATACCACCATTTGCAATCCAAGTAGAAGAAGTTCTAGAGCAGATTCAAACAATGCTTATCGACAAGAATCGTAAGTACGGAAACTCTGCACTAGAGCCTCTTGGCGTGTTTAGTAAGTTGTCCGCAAAAGAAGGACTACTAATTCGCATTGATGACAAGCTAAAAAGAATTAAAAACGGAAGCTTGGAGAAAGACGATGAGGACGTGGTAAATGACTTGATTGGTTACCTTGTCCTGCTGAAGATCAGCGATAATGTAAAGTAAGTTTTACAAAATGCACAATAAATGTGTAATATATTGCACAATAAGATAATTAATCAATGAAACAGACAGCAATACAACAGGCCATTGTAATGGTTAGAAACAGAATAGACTCACAAATTGATACCTTGATGGGTAAGCATACAACTCATCATCTTCAAAAAGTTGAGAGAGATTTATATGATTTACTTGAGGCAGAGAAGGAGCAGATAATGGATGCTTTTCTTGATGGCTATAGGTCACACCCATATTTAGCTGAACAGTACTACAACGAAACCTACGGAGATGACACCTAAAGAAAAAGCAGAAGAACTGATAGATAAGTTCATACATAGTGAATCCCAAGATGGATACAATGATGTCAGAGATATACACGCTGCTATAAGATGTGCATTGATATCAGTAGATGAGATAATCATTGTTTTAAATTTTAATCAATGGAAAAATACAAAGCAAATTGATTATTATATAGAAGTTAGACAAGAACTAGAGAAACTATGAGTCCAGACATCACCATGTGCCCAGGGACAAATTGTCCCTACAAAGAAAGTTGCTACCGATTTACCGCTAAGCCAAGCGAGTATTGGCAGTCGTATTTTACAGAGCCACCAATTAAGGACGGAAAATGTGATATGTATTGGGGAGATTTAAGCGAAGCCATTTGGGGTCAGCTTCAAGACATAGTGAAACCTAAATAAGGTCAAATGTCGACAAAATGGAGACGGTTCTTACAAATTTATGTAAAAAGGTAACAAGCAATTCGGAATTTTCTCGAACAAGAACCTATAAGTTCACATATTGGGAACTTTTATTAACCTTTAGAATAACTTTTTAGCAACTCCTATCTGGTGAACTTTTTCCAAAGGTTGATATTGATAGCTAAACAAATATTTGTTGTCCAAATAGCTAACCGATGCACTCGGCTGGATCAATGAATTAACACCAGCACCCAAGTAAATTCCTTTAGCTTTTTTAACGATTGTCTCGGTTTTTGTCTCCGTAATAGTATTCGTAACCACGGGTATCTTATAATCGTTCGTAGCGGTCATTTTAAGCACTTCTCCGAGGACTTCTCCGCTTACATAGGTGTTACCATATTCAAAAGGTAAAGTGGTCTTAAAATGGCTAATTTGTGGCTTAAAATCGATTAGTACTGTATCCCTAATAATCTGTGATTTTATCCACTTTTTCGGCACATAAACTGTGTCTTTCACCTCAACAATCAAAGTGTCCGTTTTTGTCACGGTTTCATATTTGTAGACAGTCTCTTGATCAGGCTTTGGGTAAATGACAAAAGTCAAAAGGACACCAATTAAAAATGAAATAATTGCGATTCTTATACGCTCGTCATCTAGTACCTCTTTCATTGCTCAATAAATAAATTATCCTCTTCAAGTATTTTTCTAAATTCTTTACGGCACCACTCATAGGCTTTATAAGTATCGCTAGAAAGTTCTTTGTACTTCATTTCAGAACGCAATAGCTGGTCAAAGTCCCAGATTGCGCTTTTGTAATTGTGTCCGTTTATAGCCGAAAGAAAATCTTGATTATCTTCTGGCAAATCAAATTCTAGTGTTGCTTTCATAAATCCATCATTACATTAAAAGGTAATCGTCCATAATCTAAAGTTACACCAACGCCAATTGCCGGCTTCCTACCAGCCTTAGAATATGCCATTGCATAGCTATCTTTATCAATTCCGCAGCCTACTTGCTTTCCAAATATCTTAAAGTTTTTGCCAACTACGAAATTGGTGTAAGCTTCGGTATGTCGATGTCCTTGAACGGTACTAATTAAGTCCGCTTTTGCTCTTGCAATTGCTCCTCCTTGTTCGCCATGTACGTACAAAACATCATTTAAAATATGCTCTTCGGTAAACTCCCAATGTGGAGTCTCCAAGACTTCTTTGTAGCTCTTAATCCACTTTTTAGAAATACCGGCAGTAAAAGCCTTTCGCATTACCAATCGGTCGTGATTTCCAATGATAACAACCGCCTCTGGAAAAGCATCGCGCCATTTTTTTATCCTTTCAATAGCATAGTTCAATTCATCTAAGGCACTCATTCCATCGGGATCAGTCTCATGGTAGGATGCATAGTGATTGTCAATAATGTCACCGATAAAGATTGTCTTTTCTGTTTTATATTTTCTCTTCTGTTCAATACAAAACTCAAGATAACCATCAAGGCAAAAAGGCTCGTGTAAGTCACCAATTTCTAAGACCCCACCCCCCTTATTTGAATTTCTAATACCTCGAATAATTTCCCACTCTTCGCGGTTTAATCTTGGTCTGAATTCTTCCATTACATAGCTAAATAGGTTGTTTTTCCGCTAGTTCTTATTGCTTTAAGCTTTTGTCTGCGGTTGCCATTCTTTACAAAAGAAACGTGTACCCAATCTGGGTTAAAGTCTGTTCCGAATTCCCAAATGAGCTGATCGAAATCGAGTTTATTTTTAATAAAATCGAAAACCATTCGATTAGTTACTTCGCCGTTGCTTCCATCCATGTCAATGTCAATGGCTTGTCCTTTGCAATGCTGGGAGCTTGCTCTTCCTTTTATAAAATCATTTAAAGCCTTGGAACGGTAACCGCTAGAAATAAAAATAGGCGTTTTAAAATGCTCCCTTATTGGTTCAAAAACTTTTTCCGCTAGTAACTTAAAATTCTCAAGATGCTCGGCGGTTGGCGTATTGTCAATGCCATGACGCTTGGCCGTGTCGCTCCTGGTAATCTCGGCAAGGTTTAAATTAGGACTTATTTTCATTGTCTGTTTTTTTAAATATCTTTTCCGCTGCCGTAATACCTAAAGCGGCCGCAGATAATGCAGCCACGGAATAAACTAAAGCGTCATTTGGATTAAAATACAAAGTCCAACACAAGGCAATCGCAGTAAGGACACCAACAAGCCTTTTGCTGGAGGCTTGCCCATGCTCTGAAAGGAAACCCTTTGCCCATGTAAAAAAGTTTTTCATCGTCCTTGGCCTCTGTAAGTTTTTGGTTTTTGCTGGCTTTTAGAATAAGCCTTTTTAGCTTTTCCGTTTCTACGCTTGCCAAAAGAGGTTGGCTTTAAATTTAAGTTACTCCCCTTTTTCATCTTTGCGCTTTTCGAAAATTGCCTTTTCGTTTTTGATTTTAAACACCAGCCAAACGATGGAAAGTAAAGAAATGATTATTGTAAGGAAAATATTCACGTTCATAAGGTCGATTGCCTGAAAAACATTGGCTAAAATCGCCGCAAATGTGGAGGGTAATCCGATTTCGTCCTTTTGGAAAATATTCATTTCATTTAATTGCTTTTCGTTTATCAAAAATAAGTCATTTTAAAGCAAATAAAAAAGGGCTATTTCTAGCCCTCTAAATTGTCAGGTATGCATTACCATTACTTTTCCTTTAAAGCCTCGTAAAGCGGCCCTAAAACAAGCACAGTAAAGCCTTTGGCCTTGACCTTTTCCTTCACTAAATCAGCATCCGATTTGCTTAGCTCAATGTCGCCCTCGGAATAGTAAATTTTCTTAGCCAGCTCGTAAAGTCTAATCGGGTCGTCTTTCTCTTCAGCGCTAAACAAAGCATTTCCGACCATTTTTGACAAGTACATAAACTCGCCGTTCTCGCTTGTAATTTTGTTGCCTTCGATGTCTTGCAAGGCAATTGCTAGGTTTACAATCATATAAGTGTTAGGTTTAATTTGGTTGCAATATAGGAATACGCGTCGTTATTGTCGCCGTTCCAAAGCAAGTAGTTTTCGCCGTCCATTGTTACGTTACCCTCAGCAAGTGTTTGTCCAATTAATAAAGGCATTGACTCTGTTCCTTCGCCACTACTGCAAAGTTGGTAATAAAACGAACAAGCCGTCGCAAGATTATCATTTATAATATAGGCGTTTAATAAGTTAGCCTCTTGGCTTTCGCCGTTTTTCCAAATTGTTATTGGTTCGATTTGTTTCATTTTATTTTTTGTTTAAAGTTATGCAATCATTAAAACACCCGATAAATTATAAACGTCACCGCTAGATAATCCAGCCGCTGAGGTTGGCAGTCCCACAATTCGTAATTTACTTGCGCCAGCGGTCGTTGTTCCAATAAGCACATTGCCACCTGAGGCAACAGTTAAATTATGTCGATTAGCAGTATTGTCATAACACATATAAAAATTTCCGTCACCAACTCCCATTGAGTATTTGCGTGAGGTTGACCCTGTTAAATTTATTACGGCATAACTTGAGGCATCAATTGATAATTGTTTCGTGGAGGCATCAGTTCCCCAAGCCGTATTCATTGGTGTACTATTATTAATACCAACTGATCCTCCCGCAGTTACGTTAACCCTAACACTTCCTCCCGCAAATATTGAAAATGCACCAGTTAATCCAGATGTTGCCCTCATCATTCCAGCATAAACAGAATTTGTTCCATCTGTAAAAAAATTGGCACAATCATAACTTGCATTATTATCCGTTTGTAATCTTAAATAATTAGATGAGCCAGTAGTAACAACTTGCAGTTTTTGAGCTGAACCAGCATCTGTTGTCGTTCCAATCAGCACGTTGCCGCCGTTTTTAACGGTCATTAAATTAGTTAAAGAGCCGTTGACAATGTTAAAATCTCCTGTTGTTAACAACCTTACGTTGTCAGTTCCCGAATCAATTCCTAAAGTCTGTATATATAATCCACCGCTTGACCTTTGGAGCCTTAAATATTTTCCGTTGTTAATATAAATTTCGTCACTTGACCTAATTGCTCCGTTGACATCCAATTTATACCCAGCGTCTGTTGGACTTGTGCTAATTACTACGTTTCCGTTTTCAAAAATCTTAAACTTTTCTGAATAAGTTGCACCAGTATAAATTGATAAAGTTTGAGATTGAATTGTTAATGGCCTAGCTGCCGTTCCACCTAAAGATATAATTGCTTGGTCATAAATATAAAGTCCGTTTTTAGTATTTCCAACTAAAGAGGTGCCACTAAATAAACCTACACCGTTAACCTCTAAAGTTGTTGCTGGAGTTGTAGTATTAATACCAACATTTCCGTTTGGAAATTTTATTGTTAGTCTTGCAGTTGCTAAACTTCCGCCAGCCTCTATAATTTGGAAATCTTCTCCAGTTGTTTGTAAATCGTAATTGTAATTAGTTGCTGAACCAATCCTTACAAATCTGTTTACCCCATTTGCTAAAATTATATTTCCAGTAAAAGTACTATTACCAGCAGTTGAAATGGATAAATAATCGGTCGTATTAACCCCTAAATTTAAAGCATAGTTATTTTGCGAACGAACGTAAGTTATTGTCCCACTTGATACAGTTCCAACGTGTAGCCTTGAATTAACGCCAGCTAAAACAGAAAAAATAATACTATTATCTGAGCCGCTTACTGTTAAATTACTATTTGCAGTTGCACCGCCAATACTTAAATAATTGTTTGTCGCATCCCAAACTAATCCGCTTTCTCCAGTTATTGCAGACGTTCCATTAAAATAAGCAATTTGTCCGCTTGTGCCTGTTCCAGTTACTGGGTTAGTCAAAGCGTTTTGCTTAGAGTTAAAAGTTGTCCAATCGGTACTGGATAGAAATCCATTTTGTGTTGCAGTTGCTTGCTGAATAGTAATGTTTGGCGTTGTGCCTCCGCTAGAAAACAAAGGACTTGACGCAGTAACCGCGGTTACATAAGTTCCAGCCGCTTGGTATTGCGGAATATTTAAGGTACTACCGACCAAAGTAGCCGCGCCACTTGTTCCAGTTGTGGTAAGCGTCAAAGCGTTTTGTTTGTTGTTAAAAGTCGTCCAATCCGCCGAGCTTAAAGCGCCTCTATTTGTCGCGCTTGCCGTTGGTAAATTAAACGTATGGGTATCGCTTGCGCTAGAAATTGCAAAGTCTGTTCCGCTAGTTCCAACCGCAAAGAATTGCACTTGGCTTGTCAATCCGTTTAAAGCGGTTAAACCAGTTGTAAACGTGGTAATAACTTGACACAAATGATTGTCCTCTGTATGTAAAGTAATTGTACGTCCTGAATGAGTAACGTAAAATCTAACCGCTAATCTATCTGTTAAAGCTAGAACAGTCTCGGGTACTGCTAAGGTTGAGAAATAAGGGTTTAAGTTAGTTCCAAACGCAATCAATTCAGGAGCCGAGCTACTTGTTGCAAGTAAAGTAAAGGTTGTGCCATCGTACTTGTAAAGCTCGATATAAAAGGAGGGATTGCCTCCACTAGAAGACGCACTAAAATAGGTTTCAAAGTTCCAATTACCTCCAGGAATAAGTAGTTTATTCGGGTCTAATGCGTCCGTAATAAACGAGGCAATGTAACCATCCGCGTTTATGCTTATGTCCGTCCCAGTGCCAAAAACTGGGGTTCTGTTTAACTCTTTATAAGCAACTCCGCCGATTGTTCCTTGCGAAACAGAGCCATTCAAATAGTAGCTAACCGATGAGCCTCCGCCCGTAGTTGCTGGAAAGTCAGCCAAAGAGCCATCGCCTCGGATGTATTGCCCAACCGTACCAGCTCCACCTAAAACTTGGCTTTCTGTAATCGACAAACCAGTTGCGGCCGTGGCAATGGTTACGGGCAAGTGATTCTGACCGCTTCCACTTGGGTCGACTGGATTCTGTCCCTCGGAAACAACAAAGCCTGGAGAGGCTGGAGTTGAGCCAGCTCTAACTACTTGCGCTCTGTATTTGCTAATATTTACGTCTTCCATTTATGTCGTTGGTTCTATTCCTAAATCGTAAAGCTCTATTCTCGCCGTTCCTTTTCTGCAATCAAGTTCGTAACTCATTAGCGCCCAATATCGTCCGTTAAACAAGAAACTTCTAAAAGGGTCGATTGGTCTTCTCTCAATTGTTGCTAAAACTCTGTAATTCGTTCGGCCTTTCAAGTTAGCTAATTCTTGCACGATAATATCTAGCAAAGGTAACTCTTCAACTCCATCTCTTGTCCAATCCGTAGAAACTGCATTGTCAAAATCTAGCAATCGAATAGCCGAAACTGAGTTGCTAGTAATTGCGTCTCCAATGTATGTATTATAGTCGGGATGCACGTTGGCATAAGGTGAGCCAGTAACCGCTTTAACTCCTAGCTTAGACAAAGATAAGCCATCCGTTTTCTCAATCTTTAGCGAGAGGTTTTCATACCTTACAACGTATCTATTAGGAGTTCCGCCATTGCAAATTAGTTGATGCAATCTTATTTCAACCTCGCCGTCAACTGGGACTAAAACATTATTAATTGCAATGCTATTCCAAACCGAGCCAGCCGTAACCGCGAACTCCATGACCGTACTTGTAGCAGTCCAAGCAAAGGTTGTGGCTCCGCTTCTTGACAAGTATTGGTTGCCAATTTTAATCATAAGACCAACGGCATGAGCGCCAGGAGTTATTGGGTAACTACTGCTTACTCTCTCAACCATGTATTGAAAGGTCAAAGAAATAGTATTGGCCGTCTCCTCTGCAATTGTAATGGCTCCTCCAGTTGTGTTGGTACTTGCCGAAATCCAAGACAAGTTAGGGTCATCTATTCCGTCCGTTGTGGTTGTTGTCCATATTTGAACATACTCGCCACCACCCGAAACGTACTGCACTAAGGCAGTATTTCCACTTGGAACGCTTGATGGTTGGTTACTTGGGATTGCCTCGTGATAATCCCAAAGCTTTAATTGGTAAATGCCGTCATAAGTCGAACCTACTCCGTTTAAATTCCATTCCTCAATCGCAAACTTAGCGTCAAATATTCCGCCTTGGCTATTAGGGTCTAATACTCCAAGATTTAAATAAGAGTTAAACTCTGTAAATACTCTTCTAGCTGTTTCTTCCGGAGAGTTTATGTCCGCGTTTAGATCGTCGCCGTTTACAATTGTATTTGTTGCCGTTAAACTTAAATCGGGTAAGAATTCGTACATCTTGTAAGACAACTTGCCTAACTCGGTCAATCTAACAACATAGAATTTATTTTTCCACAAAAACACTCGGCAAAGGAATGGGTTAACCATTCTTTCAATTGTGTCCTTTAGGTAAAGTTGCTCGTTTTCAATCCTTACGCCGTTGCTGAATTTAGCGTCTAGTCCATCGGTAAAGATTGCATTTTGTGGCACGTTAAATTGACGGAAAACGCTTTCGTCAGAATCCATCCTAGCCTCGTGTATTTCGCAACCAATAAAGACTGGTCTTTGCTCAACAAAAGATTGATTTAAAGGTCCAACAACTGCCGACAAAGCCTGAGTTCTAGGGTCAGGCCAAGAGGTAAAGTTTGAACGAATAGAATCAAAGCCTTTTAAGCCATCAATTGCAGTAAAAGAGAAAAGCTTAGGGCCACTCTTATAAGGAGATGTTATAAAGTCAGGGGCAATATATCCGCTAAAGAAAGATTGAACGCCTTCAAACAAAACATAGTTTATTCGATTTGTTCCACTTGTTGCACCCATTACAAATGTATTATTTCCAAACGCAATCGATTCAAAAGTAGCAACTGAAGCTGCTGGTATTGCAGTCCAATTTATTGCGTTTGTAGAGTAAGCTATTCGGTTAGTTCCAAAATCTGTTACCGCAACAAAATATCCGTTACCAAAAGCTATTTTTTGAGGACTAAATGGTATTGAATTACTTATCCAAGTTAATCCGTCAACTGAATATCTCGAACCAGTTGTAAATAGGCCATTAGCAAAAAGAATTGTATTAGAGTTAAAAACTGTTGCTTGCTCATCCCAATTTAAACCGTCATAAGAAGTAAAAGTTGTTCCGCCTGGTGAGCTATCTGAAACCGCAACCCAAATTCCATTTCCATAAGCAACACCGCTAAACGTAGGATTTATTGCCGTTGTTCTTGATGTCCAAGTAATCCCATCTGGGGATGTCATTATTCGATTAGTTCCAATGTTAGCAACGGCAACATATAATCCATTTCCAAATGAAATATCTTGAAAATACATTGCCTCGCTTGGAGTTCTACTTGTCCAAGTTACACCATCTGGAGAGGTATGAATAAAAGAGGTTGGAACACCTGGAGAGCCAACTATTGAATAACCAACGGCTACAAATTGACCGTTACCAAAAGTAACGCGCTCAGAGCCTAAATAACCGCCACTTGTCCAAGTAATTCCATCCGAAGAATATGAAAAAGATGCAAAAACACCAACAAAAACCCCATTTCCATATGCCATCCCTCTAAAACCTCCACTTGGAGAAGCTGCTTGCCAATTTGTAATATCATTGTTAGCGCTAATTTGATTTAAAGCAACTTTCCAAGTCCTATTGCCACCAACTAGAAACTCGTTAAAATCTCCAGTCTCTCCAGCTATTGTAAAGTCAACTGATGAGCCAATAATTGTCTCTAAAGGGTCGTTTCCAGTATTCCCCCAATTGTATGTAATATCGTTAATCAGCAAAGGAGTTACCGCTCCTGAATAGCCAGTTCTGAAAATTTGCAAGTTCCAAACATTGCCTCCGTAGTTCGTAGCATACCCCCCCTCATATTTTAATCCGTAGTCATTTATAGGAGCATTTTGACCTGTTAAAACCGTGTAGATTTTAACATCCTCACTAGGCATCGTGTAGCTAAAAGACAAGTTAGAAGACAAGAAAGTATTGCCTGGCGAAGTATACCACATTGCCGTGTGATATCCAGACTCGGGTGCAACTGCAATTGTAAGAGAATCGCCTTCTGTATAGAATTCTAAAGGAGCGACACCGTTAACGGTAATCGTTCCAAGACCTTCTCGAACTGCAAGGAGTAATCTATAATCGTTAGCCATTAGCCTTTATTTATCTTATTGTTTGCTTGTCCTAAAACATAAACCAAATCGTTTCCTCTTACAACAAACTCGCCACTTACATCTCTGTTTTGTGCGAATAAACCTCCTTGGGCGCCACCAGTAAATGTAGAACCTTGTGCAGCTGATCCACCTCCAGCACCTCCTCCGCCTCCGCCTCCGGCTCCACCTGGACCTTTTTTACCCAAAGCTCCAATTACTCCAGAAATTGCAGTTAAAGCAACACCGGCAGCAATTGCTAAACCTCCTGATGGAATAGCAGTAAATGGATTAGATAATCCAATAGAAGCTTTACCAAAAGCAATTGTTGCAACACCATAAGCAATTAATTGCTCACCAAATTGTCCTAAAAATCTACCAAAAGATTTTAATAATGATTTTCCAACTTCTTGTATAACATTTGCTCCATTTGCTAAAGATTCACCAATCGTATAACCTAAATCAACAAAAGCATTAGTTAAATTATTTTGCAATAAATCCCTAACATTAAATGCAAAATCAGCAATTCTTTCTTCAAATTCAGTAAATTTTTTAGGATTTAAAGCTGTTTCTAATTGTTGAATAAAAGGAGGTGGACCGGCTGTTTCACTTTCTAATCCATCAACTTTTACATTTATTTTTACTTCTTTTCCTTGAAGTCCTTTTATTCTTTCTCCAAACTCTAATGCGTTTTGAGAAGTTTTAACTATTTCTTTATTTGCTTCAAAAGAAGCTTTTTCAAGTTGATAAACAGAGAATGTATATTGATCCCAAGCATTATCGCCAGTTACAACAGGTATAATTGGCTCTTTATTTGTACTTAAAACTTTTAATATTTGCTTTTCGTATTCTTTACTTGAAAATGTTAATTTATCTGTTAATGCTCTAGCACTTTCTTGTCGCAAATTATATTCGTCCCAACCTTCAGAATATTTTTTTAGTTTCTCTTTATTTTCATCAATTCCTTTACCAGATTGTTTAACAAAATTTGCACCTTTTGAACTTTCATTTACAATTTGAGATTCAATAAATAATTGCTCTTTTATAATCTTATTTCTTTGCTCTGCACTTTTTAATTGTTCCTTAATCAATTTATCGATATTCATCTGAATGATTAATGCGTCATCATTCTCCGCAGTAAATTGACCAGCAACTCTAGCACCAGCATCAACCTTATTATTTATAGCATCTTGTAATTTTTCTCTTAATTGTAAAATTTCATTTGCTCTTTGCTCTTCTTGTAACCTAAGTGTTAAAACATCGCCTGCTTTTTTATCCAATTCAGCAGATAATGCTTTAGCTTTTGCTAGAGCCAATATATCATTTGTTAAATTCTTATAAGACTCACCAACTTTGCCAGTTAATATCTGTTCATCGGTTAAACTTTTTAAATATTGAGGATACTGCTTTTTTAATTCCTCTACGGCTTGTAATCTTTTTTCTAATGAAATATTAGTGTTTTGAGCTTGAACTGTTAAAAGCTTAAAATTAGATATTTCTTTTTGAGCAGAAATTTGACCTTCTAAATTTGCTTTTGTTACTCCCTCTAATGTTTCTCTATATTCATCTAATCGATCTCTTAATGATTTTGTAGCACTTTCAGCTTTATTCGCATTTTTTTCATAGTAAGTCCAAGCCGCAGTTATAGCTGATACACCTAAAATCAAAAGATTTCCAGAGCTAAAAATTGCACCAAATGCTGTTTTTAGTTTTGATCCTAATGAATCTCCAGTTTGACCTAAAGCTGAAAATGATTGAGATAATTGTTGAATGTTGTTACCAACACCAATAATTCCAAAAGGTGCGTCTTGAATTACTCTAGCAAAATCAATTCCTATACCATTATATCTGCTAGTAGCTTTTCCTAATTGCTCAACTTTAGGAGCAGTTGATTGTGCAGCGTTGCCTAACTTTTCTAGTTGAGTTGTCGCCGCGCTAACTCCGGTTGCTACTCCAGCAACATTTACAGCAAAGTCAACTTCTATTCTTGGATTTGACATTTCTTTCTAGTTTACTTGCAATTTCCAACAATTTCTTTGCTTTAGCAAAGTCTTCGGCTGTTGACTCCAAAGGCTTTGGAATATAATCCCATGGTAAAGGCCATATTTTAGATGGACTTAAATTTGCTCCCTTTTTTAAATGAGGTTGCAAACCAATTAAAGCGTGTACTCTAAGACTTTCTATTAAGTCTTTATAGTCTGTCTCATGGCCTTTAATTAAAGCATTAATCTCTTTTATGCTTAAAGAAAAAAGCTGCTCATAAGGCACCTTAGTACGCCCTACGAGCAGCATTAAATATTCTCGAGCAGTTGTCTGCTCTTCATCATTTACCTTTTTTTTTCCTCGGTAGGATTTTCAATGCCAAGCTCAATTAAAAGGTCAGCTAAAACATCGTTAAATATATTCATAACATCTTTTCCATCAATCCAAGTTTTTAACTCATGAATTTCTACTGGTTTAATGGATTTACGAATGCAAGCAACTTTATGACATTCTAGCAACAAAACATAGATTAAATCTAGTTTTGGAATTGATTTGCCACTAAATGCCTCGGCAATTCCTTGTTGTGTAAAATCCTCAAAGTTCGCCAAAGCGCCCAAATTTGGGTAAAAGAAAATCTCCCCTTCTTTAAAAGGAGCTGAATGGTACTTAGCCATATATTTTGTTTAGGTTGGTATTACGCTAATAACAGGAGCGCCAGCGAAATCAAAAGTTCCTGAGAAAGATACTTGAGAGTTTCTTTCAGCAGTAATCTCAATTGAGTTTAACTGAGCATCAACTGTAATAATTTTGTCACCAGAGTCAGTACCTCCAAAAACCAATTCAAACACTTTTCCGATGTCTTCCATCAAGTCAAAAGCTGAAAGGTTAGATACTCCAGTAGATGCAAAATCTAGGTCTCCTGAGAAAGAGAATGATCCTGATTTGTCGCCGCCTTCTAGTCTAACTCCATAGTCTCCGGTGCAATCGTTTCTAACGGTTACAGATTCGTTGGAGATGGAAACTGAAGCGGAAGTTTTACAAACGACTGGAAGAGAGTTCCACTCGAAAGTAAAGAAATTGCCTAATTGATATGTTGCCATTGCTTATTCGTTTTAACAAATATACATAAAATTTTAATTATCAAGACACGAAGAAAATATCCAATGTGTAAGACAAGATTTTTTGGTAAGCTATTTGGCTACTACCTTGCTCAATTTGAACTCTCGAAAAGTTTTTACGGATATTAATTGCTTGCAAATCTATTGGTAATACAATATCTGTCAAATTCATTTTTAGCTGAATAGCATTGGAAATATTTTCAGATAATTTCTTACCTCCGTTACCCTGAGCAAACTTGGTGACAATATTTATTTGAAAGGTTGCATTTTGTCTAATTGTGCAATCGTTGTTCGTTGTCTCAGTTTCGTTTTGATCTGTGATAAGAACGTAAGCTGCCGAGCCTTGGTAGACAGCTGGATTAATGCCAGGAGGTAATTCAGTATCGTAAATGGGCAAAGTCACACCGCTAAGAGTTAAAGGTGAAATTGCTGCAATGACTGCCTTTCGTATATCGGTTGCTATTTCTCTCATTTTAGAACTTTATTTATTTCGTCTACCATATCATTTACTAAATTAGCCGAATTTCTGTAAAATGCTGGCATCAAGTAAGGCTGTCCAACAATACGACCTTTACCATTTCTATAATATGTCCTAGCAAGCCTTCTAACTTCTTCAGAATAATTTGGATTTGATAAAATCTCTCTAGCACTTAATCCTGTTCCAAATTCCATCCAAGCCTCCCATTGTTCACCACTCGTTGGAACATCTACACCAACTTGCAATAATAATCCATTGTTAGAAGATTTTTTATCAATTTTTTGCTTGATGTTTAAAGGAAACCCCTCCCATTGAGTTGGAGCAGATGTAATTGCTTGCTTCTCGACATTTGTTGCTGTGTTAGCTAAAACATCCTTAACTGCTTCAATCATGGCAGTTTCTTTTTTTTTCACATAAGCCAAAGCTTCATCTAATCCTTTTACAGTTACTGCCATTACACTCCAACCATTTTAATGATATACTCTTTGTGTTGCCTTTGGTCATCTAATTGAACGCCAAGAATTTTGTAATAGCGGTTACGATAATAGACCTGATGATCTTCGCTAGGAATAAAAGAAACGCGATGTTGAATAGTAATTGTATACGTATTTGGCAAAACCATTTCTCCAGCCTCCAAAGCGTTTCCTCCGTTTGTTTGCTTTACAGAAGCATAGG